GTGCCGTGAAGCTCTTTCCTGCTGCAGGGTGGTTTGCGGTCTACGCTCTCCCGCGCCAGCCGTATCGCCTCATTCTCCCGCTGACCTTCTGGGCTCTGGATGGAGAGGTTCTGCGGAGCATCGTGCCGCTCCACCAGGTTGCTGATCCTGAAGCGCGGGAAGCGAAAGAGAGCCGTCCCGGACCAGCGCTGATCTGGGGCGACGTGGTTCCCGGCGCGCTGTTGCTGGGTTACTACCACCAGGAGTTCACGCCGAAGAGTCAGATCCAGCAATTGGTCGAGGAGGCTCTCGTGCAGGGTGCCAAAATCGCGACCAACCGGAGTGAGGGGGAGGATGAGATGTGACGATCCAGATTTACGGTGCGAATCCCGGAACCAAGGAGTACCTCCGGCGTCAGAAGGCCCTCATCGACTTCCTCGCGATGGGTCCGCGCCGGAGCGTGGAGGGTCTCTGGCGCGAATACGTTTCTCGGCGTCGTCGTGACCCCGATGGAAGCCTGGGTCTCCGGAGGGATATTCCCACGACGAACAAAGAGCTTCTCTACCGCTGGTCCAAGGAGGATCGGTGGTACGAGCAGGCACAGGCCTACGATAGTGAACAGCAGGAACGGGAACTCCGGAACCTGTCGACGCTGCGGACACGTGTTCTTGAGGAGCTGGCGCTCCTTGCGCCGACGATCATCGAGGAGTTCGCGACGCTTCTCAAGGAGGGGCGGCAGGAGATCAAGCTCAAAGCTATCGAAGCTTGGCTGGACCGCGTTGGTATCGTCAGGCTCTCGACGACGACGATGACGCGGGAGATCCTCCAGGAGACCGAGAAGGAGCAGAACCGAGAAGCGGAGATCATGGCAGCGATACCGCCGGATGATGCATCGGAAGAGGAGTGGGCGCGATGGCTGGCACGTCTCCACGAGGCAGGGTCGTGATCCCTGATCACCCGCCGAGCCTCAAGGAGCGCGCCCTCTTGACCGTCCAGGCGCAACGGGATCCAATGCTCCGAGAGGAGATCCGGCGTCGCTGCCGTGAGGATCCCGCCTGGTTCTGCAACTTCGCGCTGTGGACCTTCGACCCTCGCGAGCTGGAGAGCGACAAGAGCCCACACATCCCATTCATCCTCTGGGAATACCAGGTGGATCTCATCCGCTGGTACGAGGAGCGGTACCGCAACCAGGAAGACGGGATCGTCCTCAAGAGCCGCGATATGGGCGCGAGCTGGGTCGCGATGGCCTGGCTCCTGTGGCACTGGCTCTTCGACAGCGGTTTCCAGGCGCTCATCGGGTCCCGTACCGAGGACCTGGTGGATAACCGCCTCATCGACTCCCATTTCGGGAGAATCGACTACATGTTGGAGCGTTTGCCATCATGGCTCAAGCCGCAGGGGTTCTCTCCGCGGAGGCACCGCTTTCACATGAAGCTGCTCAATCCCGAGAACGGGTCCGCGATCAAAGGGGAGAGCAGTCAAGGGAACTTCGGGAGACAAGGTCGCTTCTCCGTTATCTTCATTGATGAGCTGGCGCACTGGGAGAAGAATACGCAGGAGAGGGCCTGGCGTTCCGCCTCCGAGGCGACACGTTGCCGTATCGCCGTCTCCACCGTCAATGGTGCGGACAATCTCTTCTGGCGTCTTTGGGAATCGCAGCAGGTCCCCCGTATCCAGCTCCACTGGCGTCTCCATCCCAAGAAGGACGACGAGTGGTACCAGCGGCAGCTGGAGCGCAAGACACGCGAAGAAATCTTGCAGGAGCTGGAGATGGATCCCTACGTGGACCAGGGGGATCTCGTCTACCCAGGTTGGCAAGGTGTGAGGCGCGAGAAGCGCGACTACGACCCGAATGCCTTACTCTATTGCAGCTGGGACTTCGGTCTCGACACGACCTGCATCATCTGGTGGCAGGTCGACCAGGAGCGCGACGAGATCGTCTGCCTGGATGCATTGCAGAGACGCGATACCCCTGTGGACTGGTTCATCCCCTTCGTGACGGGGGAGCTGGAGCCAGCGCAAGAACATCTCTACACGGAAGACGAGAAGGCGAAGATTCTGGCACACCGAAAGTGGTCTCGTCCTATCCATTTCGGGGATCCGGCAGGGGGGAACCGTCATGCGGGAACGGGCCTGTCGGTTCTCGATATCCTGAAGCAGCATGGTATCTATGTCTTCACCAACCAGAAGGCCCGTGATTATCTGACCCGCAAGCAGATGACCGAGATCGGGATCCGGCGCGTCGTCGTCAACGTGAACCCCGGCGGTGCCGTCGATGCCTCCATCGTCGACGAGGCGATGAGCCGTGCCCGGAAGGACGAGAGAGGGAGGCCGATCCACGATGGAACCTCCCATCTCAGGAGCGCCGTCGAGTACTTTTTCGTCAACCTGCCGCCATTCCGGCGTCTGGAGCGTCCAGAACCTGTGATCCGGCGCATGGCGTATGACGCCTGGTGAGGGAAGGGGGGCATATGGTTTTCCCTCCGCAGGAAGAGAACACGCAAGGACTCTGGCGTATCGCCGAGGGGATGGCTGAGGTTCAGGACCTCTTGGAGCCCGGTGTCACCGCGGCTCCGAAGCAGCCGAAGCGGCGACGACCTTCGCGTGAGCAGATAGCGAACCTGGTGCAGCGCGCCACCGAGTTCTGGTCTCTGCGTGACCGGAGGATGGATGAAGACCTCTCGCTCTACCGGATGGCCGAGATTCCAGAGGGTGAGGGAGAGGTCGTCATCCGCAATATCCCTTGGGTCATGGTGGAGAAGGCATCCTCGATTCTCTCCAAGCAACCGCCGTCTATCGACGCGGTTCCACCGGAGAACCGCCTCAAAGAGGCGGCACAGGCTATCGAGGACTTCCTCCGCTATGCCTGGGAAATCTGGGACCGACGCTGGATGCAGGCTCTGCATGGTCCTCTGCTCCGCGACATCGCTCACTTCCTCTGTCTCCGTGGGTGGGTGACGATCCGCGTCTCCTACAATGCGGATGCTCCACCAGGCGAGATCCCGGTGGACCTCCATGTCTGCGACCCTCGCCAGGTCTACCCCCAGCTCGGCTCCAGCGGTCTCCGCTACGTCGTGCACCGTTACTGGGCGACGGTGGGAGAGATCCTCGATGAATGGCCAGAGGCGGAGAAGCGCCTCTCGGGGAGGGACGAGGACGAGGTCGTCGAGGTGGTGGCCTACTACGACGACTGGTGGCACTATCTCGAAGTGGATGGCATCGAGGTCAAACCTCCGACGGAGCATGGATACGGCTTCGTGCCCTGGGTCGTCGCGACGGGACTCGGCGCTCCAGTGAGGGCGACACAGCGGGACCAGACGCACTGGACACAAGAGGTCGGTGTCAGCATTTTTCATGGTATCAAACGCGCCTATCGCCAGCTGAACCGTCTCGTCTCCCAGCTGGCGACAGAGGTGGCGCGTGTCGCCAACCCTCCGACTGTCTACTATTACGATCCAGCCAGACCCGACAACCCACAACCCATCCGGCTCTCGGCGGGTGCCACCAATTTCCTCTACTTCGATAGAGAACGTGTCGAGGTCTTGCAGGTCACGCCCAATCCCGCCAATGCGGCTCCAGTGATGCAGGCACTCCTCGATGACGTCGAGAAGGGTGGCCTGCCAGGAGTGTTGTGGGGCGTGGGCCAGGGGTCGGGGTTCGCGTTGACGCTGCAGACCGATGCAGCGATGGATACGTTGCACCCTCTCACCAGGGTGCTCGAGCAGGTGATCGAGCAGGTGAACCAGCGCGCCCTGGAGTTGATCAGGGATCTCCATGATGGTCCGGTTGGGTACCTGGTGCGTGACCCTCTGACGGGGAGGATGGTCTCTGGTCAGGCGATCACACCTGACCTCATCGCCGCGGTGGGAACGCGTACCGTGGTCCGCTTCCGCAAGGTTGCGCCGCGTGACCGTGTCCAGATGGCTCAGCTCGCTGCCCTGCTGACGGACAAGAAGTTGATCTCCCTCGAAACGGCGCGGGATGAATTCCTCGGTATCGAGAATCCGCAACGCGAGAATGAACGAGTTCTCGCGGATCTGGCCTACCTCGATCCCGAGGTGACACGAGAGGTTCTGGTGCCATGGGCTCTGGCCCGGACAGACCCCGTCCTCTACGAGTTGTGGCGCCAGGCGAAGCTGCGCAAGGGGCAACAGGAGGAGCAGAAGCGCACTTCTGCTCCGGAACGACCTGGTGGTGCGCCACCTCCGCAGGCTGCCCCTCCGGGGATGCCGCCGCAGGTTCTGCCGCCGCAGTTGGCGACGCTGATGAGCCTGCTGCAGCACTCACAAGCCTCGGTATCCGGAGGGCAGGGAGAGGAGGCTCCGCCGGGGGTACCAGGGGTCGAGCCGCTACCGGGAGCGGGTGAGATTCCGGGTCTGGTCTGAGGGTGGAGGTGGTAGCTGATGGCAGAGATCACGGCCCCGATAACGGCGAGGGGTATCGGGAACTGGCTCAAGTGGCTCGCGGAACAGATGAATGCTGGTGCAATATCGCTAGCAGGCCGCGTCCACCAAGGTGCTTCGGCAGCGATCCAGGGAGCTACCATCGCTGGTCAAGTTCCCGGTGCACTGCTCTACTCCTTCTTTACGGGTCAACCGGGGAGACTCAGCGAATTCCGTCCCTATGATCCCTGGCAGGATCCCGTGTTCGTCGAGGCGCAGCGGACTATGGGTCGTCTCCCTCCGGTCCAGAGGGTAGAGAACCCTCCGCCTGCCACCTCGGGGGAGACACTCGCGGCGATGCCGGTACCGGACCAGATACTGACTGGGCAAGCTGCGACGCTCCAGGAGTTGCGAGAGCGTGGCCTCCAGCCCACCTACACGATGCAGCAACAGCAGGGAAGTCAACGACGCGGATCCGCCTCTTCGGCGTCGGCGGTGAGGAGCGCTC